CGATTTCAAGTTATTTCGAGCAAGTACCACAAAGGCAGAATTGCAGTTGCATGGGATCCTGTAGGAGTTGTCAATGGTAGTAGTTTTGATACAAATTCCAACTATCTTACCATGGTTGACATTCTGACACTACTGACTTTACGGTTGAAGTTGGTTGGGGTCAGACTACAGCTTATCGTGAACACTGTCCCCTCAAGAAGGAAAATGCTGTTGGTGTTGCAGACACCTTTTACGGAATTACCCCTCTCAATTATACTTCGACGGGCAATCGTTTTGGAAACGGTGCCTTAGTTGTTCGTGTGATAAATGAGTTGGTACATCCTGATGAGGCAGCAGGAGACACTATAGAAGTGAATGTGTTTATTTCTGCTGGAGATGATTTTGAAGTTGCTGCCCCTACTGCAGAGTATATAACACATCTGACAACTAACTCTGTAACAACACCATTTTCCCCACAGTCAGAACCGGATAGACCAGTAGAAGAGCTATCCAAGTTTGATGGTGATCCTAAGGCTGCGGAGGAAGTCGATCGTCTCGGTCCACAAAAAGATGACGACAAAACAAACTTGGTTTATTTTGGTGAGAAAATTACGTCTTTTCGACAACTTCTTAAAAGATATAACCAGCACGAGTTCATTCCACTGAACATTTCATCAACTACTAGTGAGTTCGTGTTACGTGCTGGTAGGCAAAGTTTACCATTTGAACCTTGTTGGATCAATGATCCTACATTTGAAACAATTGCTGTTCCCCTTTCAGTTGGAAGTTATCTCTTCTCTTTTATGACGCTCATGCGTTATTTGAGTTTGAGTTTTCTTGGATTCCGTGGAAGTATTCGTTATACCGTAGATAGTTCCTACGCCTTTGTTGAAAGCCAGTCTAAGAAAGTTACTGGTTCTTGGTATCAGGCACCTTGGATTAACTACAATTCTCGTTCTAATACTGTGAATTCAAACACGCCCCAACAATTAGGTTTCCTTTATGGTCCTCACAGAGGCAATGAAGGACAAAATGGAATGGCCATGACTTCTCGTGAAGTCAATCCTGTTGTTTCATATGAGATTCCATATTTCAGCCGTTTTAAATTTGGAATCACTCGTCGTACCCCCAAACTCCAGCAAACAAGTGAGGCTGGATCTAACTATATTCCTAATGAGGAAAAGGGTATGACATATCATGAGATCATTTCGTATGGTCTCGGAAGAGGCGACCCTACAGGTCAGCTGCAGACTTACGTAGCTGCTGGAGAAGATTTCAATCTTCTCTATTACCAGGGTCCACCTATCTTCTATTTCATAAACGCGTATCCATCAGAACCAACTTAGGTTATGATGTTTGCGCCTACACTACCCAGTGAGAGCCCACTGGACGGACTTCGTTCGTTGGTTGGCCGGATCTAATTCAGTATGAGGAATTTTTGCTCCGGTCTTCCGGAGATTTTTCAATTGTGCTCAACTTGATACGGCTGCCAGACCACTCATTCAAAACTGTTTTTCAG